CGGCCATGGGCTTCGCCTCCTGTCCGATTGCTGTAAGATCATCGTAGCCAACGCCCTCCACATAAGACTCGAGGAATTTGTGCATGGCAGTCCCCCTCCGACTACTATGATTTTTGATCTCTTCTGCTCGTTTTTCTCCAACTCGTTCTATCCAATTTTTTAAAAATGATTTATCTTTGGTAGCCCCTAATATAGTAGTCACAGAAGGAAGTCTATAGCCACCTATATCATAGGTTCGTGATCCATGTTCATTGATTTGTTTACCTTGAATATAGTTATATTTATTATTAAACTTTATTTTTCGACCAAGGTTATGGTATTCTTCAATATCTTTATCACTCATCATTCTAAATCATCAAACCTTCTTTTAGATCTATGAATATCTTTATAAACCTTTCTTAATATCAAAAAAGCTACCCCAGCCCCGATCGATAGAGCAATTACTCCAACCAATAACATACCTAACGCTTGACCTGGTGTCATAATTTATTTTTTAATTCCTTTAAATAATCCTCTTCTTCTTTACGATTTTTATCTCGAACAATCGCAGCTTGTTTACGCCAAGCCCAAGAACTTAATTCACCAGCCCAACTCATAATCCATAAATAAAATTTTAGTTTCATTCTAAATTCATCGCCTCCCTATACTCTTGTAAACTAACAACTTTCCCATTTAGGATTTTACCATTCTCCTGATAGTGTTCAAGTATCTGTGTAATTTTTGGTAACTTTGTGTGTGACCATGGCCAGATTAGTGTACAAACATAATACGCATCTCTAAAAGTACATCGCCACTTCCATTGTACTAAAAATTTCGTACCATCTTTACGATAGCCTTTTCGAGGTTTTTTAACCAAAGTACCAACACCTAAAACTTCATGAACCCACATCAACACTGATTTATCAGTCATAGTTATTTCCATACTAATTCTTTGGGCATTTGCAAGACGATAGCCCTCACCTTTATGTTTTCTCTTTTTTTCAAGTCTACGAGCAAAGTAAATACTACCCTCACCATCAAAAAGCCCTGCAATATAGGCTCGATCAGTATCAGGTATCATTTATGACTACTTGTAATAATCCATCGAACCATTGCTGTTGATGGATCATAGCCATCAAACTTTAGCTTAGTGCAATGTGTCAGAAGAATCGTGATCGACACGATCATCAATAATTTCTTCATGAAACTCTCCCTCCGAATCACAATCCCAACACTGATGGACTTCACTTCTATCTCTAAAATCTAAATCAGGGTCAGCGTCCATTTTTGCAACTCTAACATAACCATTGCCATGGCAAGTGTCACAAATTGTAATTCTAACTTTAGCTCTTTTTAATTTTGCCATTTAACTTCTTCGCTTTTTCATTTGCAATTGATTCTATGGTCTTTGCTACGGACAATTTAGCGTCGGGCAATAATACCTTTGATAACGATTCTAATATCCTGTATGTTTCTTTTGTCAGAGAAACATTTTTGTATTTACTCATGTCAGTCATGCGTGTTTCCTTTCATATTTAGTAACAAATATAGATGATAGTATAGGATTGTCAAGTATGAAATACATTTTAGCATTAATACTTTGTTCTCAAACTGAGCAGATATGTATGCCACCCCATCAATGGCCTGAACTATTTAATAGTCAGTATGATTGTTTGATGTTTGGTTACAAAGAGTCACAAAAGAAAATGCAAGAGATAGGTCGGGCAGAGGTTAATAAACATGGTATGTTTATTAGATTTACTTGTACACCTGAGAACACGATTTGACAATGTGGCTAAATTATGTTATGGCAAAAATATCTTCTCACCATTACCTACCCTTTCTTTTCTCTCTTTAGGGTAGGTGTTTCTCTATTCCACATTCTCAACATAAGAACAACAAAAATTAATGGAATACTACTTGCAAATACAGCCAATAAAATCACCAGTGCCATCCTTCATTACGTGCTGATTAATCGGATAATCATGATACGTTGTAAAATTTAATCTTACTATTTCACAAAGTTCAAAGCAATCGACTTTTACCGATAATAACATATGTTCCATCATCGTTTTTGTTAATGGAACTAATTGAATCAATCCGTCGTTTTGTATTATGAGATCCATTTGCAAATTCAGCTTGACTTGTCATAAGATCTAGTGCCCCATTTTAAAACATTCTTCAAACCTGGTGCTGATACTTGTATATCAACACCATAGGGTCGCCACTCTCTTTTCATTAGATTTATTTCTAACAAAAGACTAGCCCATTGTTTTTGAGATATACCTTTAGGCTTGAGTGTTATTATCTTCTCTTTCATCTTTCTCTAGTTGTTTTAACTCTGCTTTTAACTTATCTTTATCTTCTTGCAATTTTACTTCCAAGTCACATATTGCACAAAGCTTTGCTAGTATTATTATCTTATCTAGTTTATCGTCTTTCATTAGTTTACTTCTTTCCCTTCATCTTTCTTTCTCAACTTAATGACATTTTTTCCAAACATTTTATCATTAGCCTGCACTCTTAATTCATTTGCAGCTTTTATTAGTTTATCGTTTAGTTTAGGATCTTCGTGTTCTGCTTGTAGTTGTTTACTACTTTTAGGACAACCCATTACATAACTATGTACAAAGTTTTTTGTATCATCAAAGTTTTTATGAATATTATCTACTTGACCCTGTATCCATGTTTGAAGATCTGTAAAATAATCTAGTTTACTTATACCATCCCAGTTTTTAAAATTACCTCCCGTAATTTTAACCCTTTGTGATCCAATAAAGTTATCAGATTCATTACCATCATCGTTATGATCTATGTTGCCAAAATCATCATCCCAATAGGTTGTTATTGTTACTTTCTTTATATAATCTTTTTCAGTCATATTTTTCTCCTAATTATAAAATAGTTCATTTAATGATTGTCTATAAGTATTTAAAACACTCTGATGATCGTCAAAAAAATCTTTAACTTCTTCAGATGTCCACTCTGCTTTATAGATAATTCTACGATGTGACTTTATAAAAGCTTCTTTAACAACTTTTAAAATATCGTAGTTTAGAGTGTATTTAACACTTTTACCATTACCATTTGTTTTAGTATTATTTTCTTCAGTATTTGATGAAAGTGGTGGTTCATATTTTAATAGATCTTCATCACTCATACCAAGTTTCAAATCTATTAATGATAGGGACTCTTCAACTTCTTTTAAAGACATTCTGCCAAAGTTTGGTGTCCTTAATAGGTATCCCTTAGAGCTTTTAACTAGATCCTTAATAGTATTTATTTCTGTATACTTTTTTAAAGCATTCATAGATCTAATACTAAGTTCTAATATATCTATTGATTGATTTAAGTTAGTCATTAGTTTTCTCCTGTATTTATTTCTAATTAGATACTAGGATATTTTGGGACGTTTGTCAACGGCCTTGACCGCGATATTTTTTAAAACTTCTACGCTTATTTTTGTTCATTTTTGCAAGGCTAGGATTTCTACCTATGCTTGTTTTATGGAATATAGGTTCGTGTGCAACTTTCGTGTATAAACTTTTAGCTTTCTTGGCCATCGAAATACTTTTGCACCTCTGATGTCAGAGTGTTGGATGAAATCTGGGGTATATAACTTATCTTACCATTTATATGTTGTTTTAAATCAGTGCCACAAGTCATACATCGGTATGTTTCAGGTGTTAAACTCACTAGTGGTGTATACTCTTCACAGGTGGGACAAACACCATTAACTATTTCTGCTGATATTTTCATTATTTTAGTATAAGCTTTTTTATAGATTTTTCACCTAAATATATTTCTGTTTCTGCCTCACTACGTATACACTTGTAAGACACGTTAGGATTGTACTCTCTTTCCGCTATGCGACGGGCGCGAAGGCACGCAGCCATGCTTTCTTGAATTCTGTGTTCTTTAATCTCCCCGTCCCAAAACATAAGTAAAGCTACAACAACTTCTATCATTTACTATTACCATTCTTGTAGCCAAGATCTCTGTTAGCATCTTTTAATTTTTCAATATCAACTAAAACTTTGTCCATTTGTTTTGTTAAAAATTCTATGTTTACTTTGTTTAATGCCATTGACTCTATGTGTTTTGTTAATCGCTCGGTGGTCTTGTAGAGGTCCTCGATCATCATGTATTGCTCGCTATCCGCGGGCAGTGATCCCATTTGTCCACGTGGCCATTTTATTCTAAACTCTGTGTTGCTTTCAACATCTGCATTCATTAGTTCTAGTTTAGTCTTTGCTTGATTTAATGATTCGTGCAGTCCGAAATAAGCCCAGGTGCCGATTGCGACGAGCGCAATCAAACTGGCAACCGTTTTCATGGGCATCTGTACGGCAGCTTCTTCAGATATATTTAAAGGTTTTTTAC